ATAATAACATAACACAGCTTTTATACAGAGCACAAGAAGAGCAAGTACCTAATCTTGTACAAGCATTTGATATAGAAGCAAGTGCTATAGAAACAGCTAATATAAAAAATGATGCTGTAAACGCTGATAAAATAGCTGACGATGTTATAAACTCTGAACATTATGTAGCTGGGTCAATAGATCATGAACACTTAGCTAACGACATTATAGATGGAGACAACATACAAGACGATGTAATTAACTCCGAACATTATGTTGCTGCTAGTATAGATCATGAGCATCTAGCCAATGACATTATAGATAGTGATAACATTCAAGATAACGCTATAAACTCTGAGCACTATGTAGATGCGTCTATTGACCATGTGCATTTATCTAATGACTGTATAGATGCAGATAACATACAAGACAACGCTGTTGGATCTGAACATATACAAGCTGATGCTGTCACTGATTCTGAGATAGCAACCGGAACTTTAGACAATAGATACTTCACAGAGACCGAACTAAATAATGGTCAATTAGATGGCCAGTACTACACAGAAACAGAATTAGACGCTGGTCAATTAGACAATAGGTATTTTACAGAAACTGAACTGTCTAACGGTGCATTGGATGGTAGATACTTTACAGAAACAGAAGTTGAAGATAACTTTCTTAGACAGGATTCTAGCGAAACTATAGCTAGTGGAGTTACATGGTCTAGTGTTGACTCAAAAGTAGCTACAACAAAAGCCATAGACTTACGTATTATTGACCTTGTTGATGACGTAGGTGGTTTTGTACCAATAGCAAATGAGTTAAGTTTTCCTAATGACAACCCTGATATAAATGATCCTGACACTGGTGGGACTATTGTAAGTGTTAGAATTTTAAGCACTAGCTATACGCCAACAGCTGGCACAGTAACTATTGCTAATGGTACTGTAGGTAACTCTACTGTTACAATTACAAACTGTGGAACTACAGTTTTACAAGCTGGCTTTGGTGTATTAGTTGAAACTACATCAGTAGGAAATACATATCAATTTCATAGATTAGTACCAAAGGCAACTGAGGTATCTACTGTAGCATTAAATGCTGTAAATATAGCAGCAGCTGGAGCTAACATAGTAAATATAGATAACTTTGCTGATAGATACCAAATTAGTAATAACGCACCTACAGCTAGACCTGACAGTGGTACACTACAAAATGGTGACTTATGGTTTGATAGCTCATCTAACAAAGTTATGATGGTCTATGATGGTAGCTCTGGCGATGGATTTAGTGCTATTACACCTAACCAGTCTGACTTAACTAACATTAATATTGTAGCTGGACAGATAACATTCCAAGAAGATCTAGGTCTTATAACTAACGCAGTTAATACTGGATCTGGTAATAACTCTGTAAATACAGTTGGAGCTAACATTGCTGATGTAAATACAACTGCAACAAATATAGCAAAGATAACTACTGTTGCTGACGATTTAAACGAAGGCACATCTGAAATAGATACAGTTGCTACAAGCATTGCAAACGTAAATACTGTTGGTACTGATATTGCAAATGTTAATACTGTAGCCGCATCTATAGCGAATGTAAACACAGTACAAGGTTCTATATCAAACGTAAATACTGCTGCAACTAATATAGCAAGTATAAACACAACTGCTGCTAGTATAGCAAATGTAAATAACTTTACTGATAAATACCAAGTAGCAGCTAGCGACCCATCAACAGATGGTGGTGGTAATGCACTTGCTGCTGGTGACTTATACTTTAACACTTCTGCTAATGAACTTAAAGTTTATTCAGGTTCTCAATGGCAGGGTGGTGTTACAGCTACTGGTAGTTTTGCTGCTACAACAGGTAACATTTTTACTGGTACTAATATACACAACGACAACGTAAAGTCTATTTATGGTACGGGCTCTGACGGTATGGAATTATTTCATAACACTAGCGATTCAATCATAAATGATACAGGTACAGGCAGTTTAAAATTACAAACTGGTGGAAACACTAAACTAGAAGTCGCATCTACAGGTGTCACTGTAACAGGACTTGTATCAGCAACTACTATTGATGGTAGTGCTGGTGATAACTTAACTCTCGATTTTGGAACCCTATAAATGGCAAAATTATTAAAATTAAGACGAGGAAGTACCTCGCAACATAGTAGCTTTACTGGAGCCGAGGGTGAAGTTACCGTAGATACTGATAAGGATGTCCTTGTCGTAAATGACGGCTCAACTGCTGGTGGACACCCACTAGCTGCTGAAGATATGTCTAATGTATCTTCCGCTTCTATTGCTGGAAGATTAGCTACAGATTCTATAGCAACAACTAAGATTGCTGCTGGAGCTTTACCGACAGACGTAACAGTAGCTAGTGCAAATATAGTTAACGGAACAATCGTAAACGAAGACGTTAACGCATCTGCTGCAATAGCTGGAACTAAGATATCTCCTGACTTTGGATCTCAAAATACTACAACTACAGGAATTGCAGCAGTTGGAGAGTTACAAGTTACATCTACCGCACCTAAAATACTTTTAACTGATTCAGATAGTAACCCTGATTTTGAAATAAGAAATTTAAATGGTTCTTTAAATTTTAAAGATACTACAAATGATTCAACTAAATTGTCTCTTCAACAAAGTCAAGTGACAATAACTGACAACTTAGACTGTGGTTCTGGTGTTGACGTAACAGGAAACATCACAGTTACAGGAACAGTTGACGGTGTAGACGTTGCTGCTCTTAATACAACAGTTGGAAACTTAGGAATTTCTGGTGGTGCTATAGCTAGTTCTACAACTGCAACTACACAGTCTGCTAGTGACAACAGTACAAAAGTTGCTACAACTGCATACACAGATACAGCAATATCAAATTTAGTAGACTCATCCCCTGCTGCTCTTAATACTCTTAATGAGTTAGCAGCAGCTATAAACGATGATGCTAGTTTTTCTACAACTATTACTAATAGCATTGCTACTAAGATGCCTTTGTCTGGTGGTACGTTTACAGGTAGCGTTATAGTTGGAAATGGTGGAACTTCTGTCTCTGACGCAGGGCTAGTAGTTTCAGCAGATGATTCTGGTGCTGCTATAATGTTACAAAGAAGTGGTAGTGGAAGATTCGACTGTTCCGTTGCAAATGAAAGTGGTAGTTTAGTATTTAGAACCGGATCAGATTCATCAACTGTTGCCGGTTTAAGTAACCGTTTGTCAATTAATGGAAGTACAGGAAACATCACAGCAGCAGGCACACTGACAGCTAATACATTCAGTGGTTCTGGTGCGTCCTTAACAAACATCCCTGCTGCAAATATCACAGGTACATTACCAGCTATTGATGGTTCAAACCTAACTGGTATTGTATCCATACCCGCTGGTATGATTATGATATGGTCTGGTGCTGCAAACGCTATACCTTCCGGTTTTACTTTATGTGATGGTAACAATAGTACACCTGACTTAAGAGATAGGTTTGTTGTTGGAGCACAAAACTCTTACAGCGTAGGTAATACTGGTGGTGCTACATCCGGTTCAGATACTGTTAATATAAGTTTCAGTGTTTCTGGTACTACTGGAGGGCCAAGTACTACTGGTGCGGCTGGTGGATTCCAGACCAGTATAGGAGCTAGAGAAAACCATACACACAGCTTTAGTGGATCTGGTTCTGACTCTGATACTGTAACCATAGCTACACTACCTCCTTACTATGCTCTTTGCTATGTAATGAAAACCTAATACTTACATTTATTATGAAATCTTTTATTATATTAATATTGCTAACTTCAGTATCTTCTGTATTAGCACATCCACAGCATCACATACATGAGCATGGATCTACCAACAATACAGATACCTCAGCCGTTTTCGATAAAAACGGTTGAAATACCACTTCCTACAGCTGATGTTCCCTCATATCAACCTTTGGTCGTACCTCCGCAAGATTTACGAAGACCCGAAGGCACAGAGGAGGTGCGGACAGAAGAAAACCCACCCCCAAAAATACACTTTCCACCCTTACCTAGTATCACTTTACCATCGCAAGAAGTCTTAGTTGCTGCATCGGTTACTGCTGTAACTGCTGTAGCAGCTGCGACTGTTACACAACCTGTAATCAATGCGTTGAAAGATAAAATACAAAAGTTTTTACAAGGCAAGATAAACAAATGGAAACAAAACCGCCAGAAAAGAAAGGCATCCTTAGAAAAATCAAAGAAAACGTAGACGACCATGACGAACAGATGGCCGTACTGGGTGCAATAGTGCGTCTAGGCGTAGTTATCTGGTCTGGTTTTATTATTACACTAAACTATGTAGAGCTACCTATGGTCAAAAAGACCGGAGCATCATCGGATATCACGTTCGTTGCTTCGATATTTACGGGAGCTCTAGCAACCTTTGGGCTATCTACAGGTAGAACAAAAGGCGAAAAAGACAAACAACCAAAGCAATGAAGAAACTAATTCTTCTCTTAGCCCTGTTATCACCCGCAGTAGCAAGAGCTAATACTGTCACGCCCCAGTTTACTACAGGGTCGATGAATAGTACAACTACAACAACTCAAACTATCGTAGAAACAGAGCAAGTACAAGTATTCGGTGCGAATGTAAACACTTGGTCTGGAACTAACATAACGGCATCTGCTAGTGCCGGTATTGCCGGTGGTGATGCAGTATTTACAGTTACTGACAACACATTACCATGGAGCTTAGAAACAACAACAAGAGCAGCAGGCTTAGTAGAACAAAGAGATTATACAAGAAACTTTACAATAAACTCTACTACTACATCGCTCTCTGTCTTCTCTCAGTAACACCTGTATACGCTGAAGGAGATACAGTTAATAAATCAAATCCTGTAGCTGCGGCTACGGGTAATGTGACGAACCAAGCCGTGCAGTTCCAGAACAACGGTGCAGCGTCACGTCAGGTATACGGCCCAAACATACAATGTAATGGGTCTACTATGACGTTTAGTCCTTTTTATATGGGCAATGATACAAAACCAGAAACTGAAGATGGTTACAACATCAATCAGAACTGGGGTTTTCAGCTAAACTTTATGGTTCCGCTAGATCGAGAAGGTCTGCGACAATGTAAGCGTATAGCTAAACGTCAGGAAGAAAAAATGAGACTAGACTATGAGCTAGTTCGTGCGTTGAAATGTGCAGAACTTAGACAACGTGGCTTTACATTCCATCCTCAATCAGAAATGGTAGTGCTATGCCAAGATGTCGTACCTATCTCTGCCTTACAACCACCTAAACCAAAGAAAAAGAAATTTTGGCAACGATGAGCACACTAACAGATCAAAGAGCAGCTAGAGAAGCAGCTACAAAAACAAAACCAAAGAAAAAATCAACAGCAAAACGTGACGAACACGGACGTTTTATCAAAAAACATGATCCAGACCTAGATACACCATCATTATGATCGCACTTATTAAACCTATACTGTTCAAGTTTTTGGGCAGCAAAGCTGTAAAAGAGCTTGTAGTAAAACTACTAGAAGCATACAGTAAGACTACTGACAATACAGTAGATGACAAGCTAACAGCTCTTGTCAAGAAAAACTTATTACCAGAAGAATAATGGAGAATCCAAGGGTTATACCCAAAAAAGCAACCGAAGAGAGTTTTAACGAGCTACACTACCTTGTTACAGAGGACTTTCTACGCAGAATAAAGAGTGGAGAAGCAACAGTACAAGATCTAAAGGCAGCTTGTGATTGGCTAAAAACCAATGACATTACAGGTGTCGCTTATGAGGGTAGTCCCTTGGACAAACTCAACAAGATCATACCTACTGTAGATCCATCTTTAGTAAAGAGAAAAGTCTATGGCAAAAACTTCTAAGTACTACAAGAAAAATCCAAAGGCTGCTGCAAAGCGACGCAAACAGCAACGTAAGTACAACAAAACTAAGAAAGGTCTAGAGATTAGAGTCAATGCAAACAAACTTAATAGAAAACTTGGTACATATGGAAACCGTGACGGTCTGGATGCCGCCCATTATAAGGGTAGCAAGACCCGTGGCAGATTACAAAAACCATCAAAAAACCGACGTAGCAGACTCAAAATTAACCGATGACCCCATTACTACCAACACCTGATTACTATTTACACAACTTAATAACCATGACGAGTTCAGAATCTAAAAGGCTCTGGAGAAGAGCTATCAAAGAGCACTTTAATTGTCAATGCGTTTATTGTG